CCTCAGTATATGGCCTTGAAGACGCCAGCGCGCCAGCCACGAAACGGTAGGCAGTCGTGGCAACGGCTATCCGACTTTTGTGCAAAATTACGGGCCGCTCGGAAGCCTCCACACGGAGGGGGATTGGTCCCGAAAACGCCCCTGTTGCCCGGAGGGGCTCTGGCTTTACGCAAAATCGCCATCCCGCGCAGGAATTACTCCAGGGTGCTGTGGAGGGAATGGCCCAAATCTACCGCTTTACGGAGGACACTGCCGAGAGCGGGGGCGCGGCCTGGGATGTGACAACCCGCTGCTTCTTCAGAAGAGGCGGAGGAGTGGCTAGACGGGCGCGTGGCAAACGCCCAATGCGACGCGGCCTCGCTGGCAGTCTTGATTGCCGCTGGCCTCATGCAAAGTATTTCGCTTACGGAGGCCGCCGGTGACAGCGGGGCCGGGGTTTTCCACCATGCGCAGAATTATTTTTGGGCAACAGCCACCAAAACAGCCACTCGCCCAAAATAAAAATGGCAGCCGATTTGGCTGCCTCGCATCTTATTGATTTTATTGTGTTTCTGGCTCCTCAGGTAGGACTCGAATCAACATTTAAACGTATTTTCAACAACATGCAGGTCAGCGGATGACACCTTAGACCGTGCAAGGCAGCCTTAAACCGCTAAACAGAGCGCAGACAGAGCGCGTCTTCCCCGCCTTTGTGCTGTAGGTTTCCCGCCTAATTTAGCCCGCTTAACGCCCGTGATACTCTCTTTGCGGTCCAAGAGAGGGGCCGAACAATGGGTGAACGTCCCAAGACGCCTTTTGAGCTGGCAAACGAGATGCTGCTTAAGTCAAAGCCTTCTTAACTTCTGAAAGAGATGGGCAAAGAATCGCCGTCCCTTGACGACTGCATAATAAAAGAGATTGACGTAACCTGAGCGGGCCACAATGACGGAAAGTAAATGGAAGTATTTTGAGCGCCTTGTAGCAGCCGTCCATCAAGCGGCGGATGCTGGCGCGAACGTCAAATGGAATGACACGATCAATGGCCGCCAATTTGACGTGACAATCCGATTCCGAAAGGGTCTATACGACCACCTCACCGTTGTCGAGTGCAAGGATTACGAAAAGCCTGTGCCGGTGGAAAAGGTTGAGGCTTTCGTGACGAAATCAAGAGACGCTCAAGCCAATGTTGCGGTCTTGGCGAGCACTTCAGGGTTTCAATCCGGGGCAAGGGATGCCGCATTGCGTCACAACGTCACCTTGCTGCGGGTCACGCCGTCAGACGATGTAGACCCGGCAATCTTCGGGGCTAAATGGGGTGACTTAATCGACGTACTGCAAATCGAGGAAATCACACTTGAGTTTGTAGGCGGTGAAAAGAAACCGTTGCCCTCACGGGGAAACGTGCTCACCTATTATGCCAATCACACCACTCTTGAATGCTCGAAGAAACGCTTCACCCTGAATTCCGTAATAGATGGGTGGCTTCTACCCACGGGCCGAATCGTACCGAACGGTGAGCATGTCATTCCTGTATCGGAAGGAACGTTAGTCACGGGACCCCAAGATGGCGTCATTCCCCTCAAGCCGCTGGCAGCAATTCGCATTCAAACTCTTATGACGAAAGCGCGGACACTTCACGGTCCCAACATGATAGACCCTTCATTCTTGGTGCCAGATGTGAATGTTCAAAACGTGAATACTGGAGAAGTCAAGACCTTCAAATACCGCGATCTCGCGCTAGGAATTGACAACTCCTTCCTCCCCGGCAAATTCTATGAGGCTCCAGAACTCGGCTACTTATATTTTTGCGAACGGGTGAAGGATGGAATCGCTGAAGTGTGCATGATCGAATCATTCCAGCACGGCCAACTCGTCCAGGCGAGACTCACGATGGAAGCGAAGTACGGCAAGCTGTATATTCCCGTAACGGACAAGAGCACAATCGAACGTCTTCAACGGAGGCTAGACCGCTTGAAAGCGAATGGGTCGGGAGTAAAGACATAGAGCGTCTCGCATCGTTTGACTGCCAACCTACCGATGACGCGCTCCCACACAGCGCGATGCCGCGCCTGTCAATTACATTGAAGGTGAGGCTGAATGGAGGCAGTGATGGGAGCACGGACACGGCAAGTGAAATTCGCCATTCCTGAAGAGCTTGCAAGCCGCGTAGAAGAATTGGCCAAGAGGTGCGGAGTTGACCCCGTAAACGTTGTCTGTGTTGGCCTCAAGATGGTGACTGACATTGCAAGCGATGATGAGGGCCTGAAACATTTACAGGAACGAGCGCCTCTGCTCAACCCCGGAAAGGTGAATTGAGCGTATGTCCCCGAAGAGTGCAAACAGCCGGTTGAAGAGGGCCGCCGCAGTCCCACCCGCTGAAGAAAGCGGTGCGCTGCCATCCAACGCAACGATGGATGAGGTACGGAATCTCTTCAAGCGATACGCGGCGGAGGTAAGCGCGAACGTAGAACTATCGCAGGCATCGAAGACGATGTACATCGACTTTGCCGGGTGTTTCGTTCGGTGGATGGTCGGAGGATTCAAGCCCGGTTCCCACGGAAGTGCCCGCACCAAGCCCACAAGCCGAATATGGCCCCGGCATCCTCTTGAGTGAAACTGCGCACCCGCGCATCGTCTTACCCGGTTCCAGACATCATTTAAGTGTCAATCTACTGATGACGCGCTCAAACACTGCGCGGGGTATGCGGATGCTCCGATAAGGCCGCTTGTGCATGGACTGGGGACGTTCAAGGATGATGACGCCCCGCTCCCGTTCAAACAGCCGCGTGACGGTCTGCCGGGATAGTCCCATCAGCGCAGCAACTTCAGCCACGGTGTAAACCCGTCCTTCGGCCATCCCGGAGTCCCGCTCTCACGCTAGTTTCTGTGCTATATGCTCATCCAAGATTTCACGCACCGTGAGCGGAATAATGACCATGTGCTCACGCCGGAAGAAGCCGTCTATCTCAGTCAGAGAATCCCGCGAGAAATCGAAGCCCACGAAAAAGCCCTTCTTGCGCCGGGTCCGCATCATGGCCGCCTCAAACTTGTCTATGTCCGGGCGGCCCACGCGGTCCATTTGCTTTACTTGGATGGGATACCAGTCATCCATGAAGTCCAGCTCTGGCGTCTGCTTGTCACTTGCGTTGGGCGCGGCTCCCACCGGATATATGCGCCCGTCAATGCCCATGTCTCCCACTTGCGTTTTGTTGGGCATTCCGCCAAGCGCAATGACGGCCCAATTCTCAAACTCAAACGGTGGGATCTTGCGAAGTTGTTGCTCCGTCCACGGAAGGTCACGCACGACAAACCCACGGCCAATCTGCCACAGTTTTTCATTCTCAGGCAGACGGCAAATATCTCGGAGCCGCTTTGCCATCACACGGCAAGCCGTCGGAGAAACGTCAATTCCAATCCACTGGCGGCCCAAACTCTGAGCTGCAACCAAAGCCGTGCCACAACCGCAGAAGGCATCCAAGACAATATCGTTGGGGAGCGTGCTGGCACCTATGACCCGCTCCAACAGTGGTAGTGGCTTCTGAGTAGGGTATCCGAGGGATTCCTTGGCTTGGGAGTTGATGGGATTGATGTCATCCCACACGCTCCCCACGGGCAAGCCCTTGGACTCATCCAGGTAGCGTTTGTAGCGTGGCACCTTCCCGCCCGGAGGAATTGCAACGCGGCCTTCTTGGATGAATTGATCCATCTTTTCTTTCGAATACCGCCAATAGCCCTCAACCCCTAGCACGGTGTAATGTGGATTGCCTTTGGACGGAGCCGCACCGCCCGGCGCTCTCAAGTCACCCCACTGGAATGGCCGCCCATGCTCATCCGCCTGCGAATAGTGGGAATCGATGTAGGACTGGTCCAAAGGCACGTAGAGCTGATTCCAGGTGTACTCGCTACCGCCGCAATAGAAAAGCAGAACGTCATGGAGGCGTCCGAAATGCTTGCTGCCCTGTTTGGCGTCATTGTGCGAAGTTTGCCGCTTCCACACAATTTCGTTGACGAAGTTTTGCTCTCCGAGGATCTGGTCAAGCATCACCTTGACGTAGTGGCTTGCGTGCCAATCGCAGTGGTAGTAAAAGCTGCCAGTCCTTTTCAGCACACGTGCCAGTTCTACGCAACGCGGGCGCATGAATTCGATGTACGCTTGCGTGGATTCATGGCGGTCATCGAAGGACCGCGTTTCCCGCGTCTCGCCCCAAAACACCTCATAGTTGCGGTTGGAATTGAATGGCGGGTCAATGTACACGAGGTCCACGCACGCGTCCGGCAGCTTCTTAAGCTGCTCCAGGTTGTCCCCGCAATAGACAACGCGGGTGTCCACGAGTGCGGACGGCTTGCCCGCCGGTTTGATGGCTGTAGACATTTCCTTTTTCACAGTTGCAACGATTCTAAACGGCTGAGGCGTTCGCATGTACGCTCTAGCCTCATGGGTCCTCCAGGCCGTAGCAGGGCAGCCACACGACCGCCCCGCACCGGGCCGTTAGCACCGTTCCGGGCACCTCCCGCACTTCCGCTCCGTTAGCACCTCCATACCAATTCCAATGTCGGACTTGACACATTCCCGAGATAGCGATAATCTCTAAACATGGACGCAACACAACAACAAAAAGAGAAGCGGAACCTGATGGCGGGGACATGGACCAAGGCCGCAATAGTACGGCGGAAATTCAAGGCCGGACGCCCCATTCAGAAAGACCGTGAGCTGACATCGATTGCAGCAATTCACGAAGCCTGCATATTGCTTGACGGCCTCCGTAACGCTATGCGGGATGCGAAACTGTCCCCGGACGATGTGAGGGCTGCGCTTGCCTTGGCGACCCCTGAGACGCCCGGTGGGGAGGACCATGTGTACGCCTTGCCACTCCCCGCGCCGGGGAAGCTGCCAGTGCTATTTACCAAGGTGGAGAAAATTGAGCGGGCGGGACCGATACTCCCGCTCGGAATCGTGGTTTGGCAACGGGACCGTGAAGCTGAAGCTGATGGCTCAGGGGTCCGGGGCGTTGTGTGGGTCCAGCCATTCCTTACCGGGCCACGGGCGTCCCGTGCGCTGATTGAAGTGCGCCGGATATACGCGGGCGGAGAAGGCGGCGAAAGCCATTTCAACTAAGCCGTGGTAACACCGGGGGTGCTTGAATTGCGGAGCCTCACGGGAGAGCCACGCCGAATAAGGGGAAAGAGGACAGCAATGGACAGGTTTGAGCAGATAACGAACGCGGCAAGCTACGCCGTAGCGGTTTTCGGAAATCCGGCGCGGGGCGAATTTTCCCTTTTTGATTTAACGAAAGGCACACCGTTTCCGGTTGAGGGTATTCAGCGCGAAATAGCGGAGCGCTCACTCGTCTTTTGTGGAGTGCTAGGCGTTGTCCAGGGCATCCCATGCACCGCATTTTCGGAGCCGTTGAGCGGGTACACAATCCGGGCATTGTCCCACGCGTTCAAAGAACGCATAGAGGGCGCATCGGCGGCGGCCTTAGCCACTCCGGCGGATGATTCAATCGCGTGGTGTGAGCGCCTCTATTGGCTGCCAGATACGCGGGACTAGCCCGCACAGTTTTTGCTTTGCGCACCGGCTAAAAAGGGCCGGACCGCACGCGGGGGCCTTACCAGTACGGGACGGGCGGACGCGAACCGAAAGACGGACAACGCAACATAACCGCACCGGCTAAAAAGGGCCGGACCGTGTGGTGCCTTGCGCCAACCCGGCGCAAAGGGGACTGCGGTTGCAATGTGACGCCATAGAAGATCGTGGTGCGCAGAAACACACGGAGCATCAAAGTGAAACTTTTCGACATGCGTTCGGAACGTGCATCGGCACTTATGGAAGCGGAGAATCTCACTGTCCACGCGGCGGTATCCCATCGTGATCTCACTCAAGGTGAACAAGCCAAAGTGGAAGCCCTACAAGAGAAGGCGAAGACGTTGGGCAAGTCCATCGCTGCATCCGAGGGCGTCAATACACTCACGGGGGTGATGCGCAATAATCCGGCGTTGCTTTTCGGTGGAGGTCAACCCGGCTCCGGCGCACCGTCGCACCGCGCCCAGGCCCCAATGTCTGCGGAATACACGGGCGCGTTTCTCGCTTTTCTCAGAAGCGGTGGACGGCAAGCTAGCAGCGAGTTGAGCGAAGGCTTTGACCCGTTGTTTGGCGGCTATGCTCTCCCATCCTTGCCCGGAGTGTCCGCCGCTCTTTATGAGGGAAGCGGTGCTACTGGAGGCTTTGCTGAAACCATCCCCACGGACCCCAACATCATTCCGTTGGCTGTGCCGGACCTTGGCGTCCGTTCGTTGGCAAGGGCAATCCCCACGTCCAATGACATCAAGTTGCCAAGTCAATCCACGTTCGGGACAGCCGGAATCAAGGCGGAAAGCGGAGCAACAACCAACACGTTCACGGAGAGCAATCCAACGCTGTCACAGATTACGCTCTCAGCGTGGATGATGGGCTTGACGCACACCGTCTCTTGGGAACTGTTACAGGATATCAGCCTCTTCCAAGAGTTTGGCGTCCGTGACCTCCTAAACGCCGTTGCCATTGCTGAGGACGGCTACTTTGTCACCGGCACGGGCACGGCACAGCCACAGGGTTTGGTGGGAAATACGGCCACGGGGACGGGAGCGCCGTATCTGGTAGAGGCTACCGGCGGCTATTTGCTCAATGCCACTGATGATGTACTTGGCACGCTCAAAGGGTCGTACTTCCCCAATGCGGCGTGGCTGATGAGCCATGCAACCGCCGTGGCAATTCGGAAGGCGTGCCGTCAGGCCAATCTCTTTGCGTCCATCTGGACACGTGAGGGCGGGCGTGACTTCCTGCACGGCTTCCCGGTGAGCTACAGCGCCAACATGCCAGCGTTACCCACGGCCACAAGCGCGGGAGTTTTCAGGATGGGTATGTGATCGGTGACCGTGGTGGCGCGGGTACGTTTGTCAAGATCCTTGACCAACCCCTTGCCACGGCGGGCCAAACCATTCTGCTCGGATACAAGCGCGTAGACGGACGCGTCCGGCGCTCGGAATCAATCCAGGCAATCACCATTTCACATTCGTAGAGTTGTGGGGAGTCAAACAGCCCGTGTCAGCGGGTTACTCAAAGGTGCCCCACAGGGCCGTGCAGCCTGCTTAAAGCCTTGAGCCTATCTGACAACTCGGGAGCCGGACTTGCGGGAGTGCGGGTCCGGCTATCGAGATTGAAATTGAAG